CAAAACTTTCTTTTGTCAAATATTCTTTTAATTCTGGGTTCTTATCAAATAATTTTGCACCAATTCTATTTCCTTGTCCAGCTAAATTAAAAGGAATATTTAGACTAATATTTAGACTTCCGAAATTTCTTAAGCCTCGTTTTTTCTTTTTTCTTGCCATAATTTAATTAGTTTTTCTTTATTTTGAAGAAAAATCCGTCATCATATATATCTACTAACCCGTTTCTTTCTGTTTTTATAATAAACCTAAAGTATCTATTTGGTTGTAAACCATCTGTCCTAATATCAAAAAAACTACCAGTTGAGTCACATGATATTTTTGTGTATGATGTATCAAACGGAATTACGAAATCATCAGTATGTGCATCTTTTACTGCGTAGTATGAAGATGTTGGTAAATAGTTTGTATCTAACGATTGTAATGTTGTCGTGTAACTTCTTGTTGGATATCTTTCTCTACCAACGATTCTAAATCTTGCTCTTTCTCCATCAACATACTCTCTTCTCAAATTCTTAAAGTATACTATATTATCTTCTGATTGTAATTCTGATAAACTTCCAGTTGAGAAACTTGAGTCATCCCATGCAAACTCTAATTTAGGTGGAAATATCGTATTTGTGTCTATTGAAAAGAATGATATTCTACCATGTTCTTGATTTGAAGATTCGTCTAAATCAGACCTCTTTATCATAAATCCATCGTTTGGTCTTGAACCACTTAACCACCCTTTTACAATATCAGTAACATCCATTCTCACATCAGTTTGTACACCACTAAAACTTTGGGATGCTGCAGAACTTGTATACCAAGTACCACCACCTGCATTTTCACTAAATGAACCAGTTGAATTTATTGCATAACTTGCCGTTAACCAAGTATCACCACTATTTGTAGTTTTATTATAATTTCTATACTGCCAACTTACTCCACCAATACTCTTAGGGTTTTGTAATTTTCTACCCGTACCATTTGAGAATGATTGTGATAGTGGATAAGCATAAATCTCATGGTCATATGGTATTCCATATTCTTCTGCAACACTTAAGTTTAGATATGCTTTAAATCCTAAACCAACCGTGCCATCTACTAAAGACGCTGATACTGTAGATAAGTCGTACTTTTGTACAATACGAGAGTTAAATTTTTTAGGTGTTTCTGCTTCTGTTACTACCTTTTCTAATTCTAACGCCTGGTCTATACCAGTATTCATAGAAGCAGATACTTCGTATAAAGTTGAGTCTGTGTCTGGAAAAATATGAATAATCATTATGCTACCACCCTACCTTGTATGTCTGTGTTTGGAAATTTTACCTCAAATATAGACGGGTCAAGACTTGGATAAACTATATTATCTCTTGTTGCCTCTTGTATATTATAAACATTTCCAGATTTATTTACAATTTCTAATGCTGGTATATTAGAAACTCCCTCTGTTAAAAATAATTCTCTTTGTAATTCTGCTATAAGTATCGGTTGATTTATCTGCCATTTATCAATTTCAAAAAACTTCTTTACGGCATCTATACATCTCAATAAGACTACATTTGCATTTTCAGTAGGTATTGGAACAACATCAAAGTTAACACCAATATTTATTATAAAAGCATCTTTTATATTTACCGCATCTGTCATTATTCTAAATTGACCCAAATAGTTTTTTAAATTCTGTTTTATTGCGGTATTTACTTGAGTTAATTTTTTATCTCCAGTATATCCAAGTGTATACAAATTCATTGCTAATGGATTAGCAATTCTATTTATTTCTTTTTCACCATCTTCTTTTTTTGCAAGAACTTCACTTTCGTTTAATTGTTCATCTTGTACTATATATGCTTTTGTTACTGCACCCAACCTTGGTGGCATAGAGTATGTTCTAATAATATAATCTTCTTTTGTAACAACTCTTCCTTGTGCTGAAAAGTTTGCTAATGCGTTCTGTCTTATTTCATCTAATGTTTCTGCATTACCACCACCAGTAGCAGATTCTTCATTGTTTACTACTACAGATGCTCTTGCAGTTGCTATTTTAGTTGCATCTTTACCGAAATCATCTATTGTAATTGATAATGCTTTTACAGTTGTTATATCTCCTTGGGTAACATTACTTGAAATTCCACCACCAACAAGATATGTAAAAGTTAAAGTTGTACTACTTGGTACTTGACCATATGTTCTCGTATACATAAAATTAGACGGGTCAACATTTGTATCAACACTATTCAAACCTTCTGGAAGAGTTGAACCAACATTGTCTGGATTTGGTATTATAAAAGTGTCTGGACTATTTGATATACCACCACCAAATTCTATATTTGTCGTGTTATCTGGATTTATTCTTGTTGTAAATCTACGAGAAGATTTTTTCAATCTTAATATGTATGGAGCAGTATCATTATATTGTGCTAACTCCGTATCAAATTTTGCTGTATTTTCTACTTCTTCAAATATGGTCTCTTGTCCTAAAAATGGAACTTCATACCATTTGTTATTATCACTATCAGTACAAGATATTATTCTGATAACATTGGTGTCTGGTAGTTTTACTGTGCCAAACTTTTCTGGTGTTCCAAATGTGAATGCTTGTGTTTTTAAAGTAGCAGCAGTTGCACTAACAGATTTTTTAAGTAGGTAATATAGAGGTTGACTTGAACCTTCTTCTATAGAATAGACACTAATATCAGTTGGGTCTACACTACTACTAACAGAAAAGTTAACATCTAAATCTGTTATAAATGTTATTGAACTATTTGATGTTGATGAAAATTCACTACCTTGGTTTAGTGTTAATGCGTAATCAAAATCTGGTTCTGAGTTTTCTCCAGACCCTTTTACTGGTATTGTTTGATAAACTTGTAATTTAACTTTAGCAGGTGAAGTTACTTTAGGTTTGTATCCAAGTGACTCTGCTATTTCATAAACATTTTTTCTCTGTTTAGCGTGAAGTAACATATTCTCACGAACTGCATTATCAATGTAATAATTCAAAACATCACCAACATATGCTGCCATTTCAATAAACATCATACCAGGTGAAGATTCGTTAAAGTCATTATAACTATTTGGAAAATATATTTTAGCAAAATCAATAAGATTATTTCTTAATGATGCAAAATCTTTTCCTAAATATTTTACTTCTTTACTTAAATTCTCTGCCATTTAATTTCTCTCTAAGTTTGATTTTCACCATTAGAATTTACGAGACCAAATGTCTCATTTACAGATATAAACACTTCATCAAAATTTTCTAAATCACTTCTAAGTGAAAATTTAATTTTTATTTTTAGTATATTTCTATCAATATCGTCTGGTGTCTCACTAATAATTATCTCCTTAATCAAAATATAACCCAACCATTCGTTAACTGCATTTATTATAGAACTTTCAATATCTTCTCTCAGTATCTCTGGTTTGTTTGGTTCAAATAATATATTCCATAAATTGGAACCAAATGTAGGATGATTTAATCTCTCTCCCTTTCTCGTCAACAACAAGTTAACTATGTTTGCTCTTGCTTGTTTTATCTCAGAGTAATTTCTTTTAAATTGACCTTGACCATCTGGTACAAATGGTAAATCAATACCAACGGCGACATTTTGGTCAAACTTTGCTGCTATTGGACCAGGTGACGCTGGTGGTATATCATCTGGTTCAATAAATATATCAGGTTCTGGTTGATATTGTGCTTCAGCCATTATGGTCTAAACCCCTCTTTTCCACTTTTCTTTTCGTCTATTTTTTTCATCAATCCACTATAATCTTTAGTCAAAGCATTTGAAACTGCATCTGGTAAATCATCCATAGTCATACCCATACTTTGTGCAGTTTGTTGTGCTACAGATTGTCTTTGACCTTCTGGAGTAAATTCTTCATACCCCATCATACTTGCTAAATTAGAACGATTAAATCCTGGAGCGTCTTGTGATGTAAAAGAAACTTCTTGTTCTGTAGTTTCTGTTGTGTTTCCAAGTGTTTGAGCAGTCTCATTTAAAATGTCATTTAACATAGGATTGTCTTTTACAAATTCCTTTTTCTCTCGTACTGGTTGTACATTTTTTATTCCTTGTTTCATAACTTTTTTATGGTCTGTCTTAGGATTCATTGCTTCTTGTATTGCTTCAGTAACACCTTTCTTTATTTCTTCTCGTACAACTTTACGAATTAGTGTTTCTAATGCTTTTACTTGTTTTCCCATATTAACCTCCTATGGTATTAGTTTTCCTTTACCAACCTTTACACCAAACTGACCTTTGTTTGTTCCAGGTATTGGTGGGAATGGTGCCACTATTGTTGCTGGTGATGGTACTACTCCAGTTGGTGCTGGTATTGTTCCAAACGCTGATTGTACACCAGGTAGACTCAACATCAAAGGGGCAAAATGATTTCCCTCTATTTCTATACTATTAAATAGTTTGATAAGGGCAGATGCCACTCTTTTTGCCATCTTTAATTGTGATACTTCTATTGGTGTACCAGCTTTTGTTTCTGCTTGTTCTTTCATCATTTCTTTATAGTCTTCTATAAAATTCTTTAATGGGTCATCTGTTAGTTCTGGATTACTTATTTTTCCTATTGCCACACTAAATCCAGTTAGTGGAAATACTGAAGCAGTTGATGTTGTAGACCCATTGAATACACCTGCTATAGCAGTTCCTGGAGTAAACATAGCATTATTATGATTGTTTACACCTACAACAAGTGTAAGTTTAAAGTAATTTTTTAATGCTTTAGCAAATTCTGTTGCTTGTACCTCTCTTGCTTGTTCTACCGTAAATCCTGGTCTTTGTGATTTTCTATTTGTTATCACAAATGCAAGACCAAGTAATATCTCAATAGCAGGTTTTAGAAATATTGGTTTACCAAGATGAGGGCCTTTATCTGTTCCTTTGATTACAGATTGTGGAGCAGTAGTTACTCCTGGTGGTACCGCTGGCATTCCAGGTGGTAATTTTAAATTAGGTAAAGTTGAGTCTCCAACCGAAAGATGTAATTGTGCAAACTTATGAATAACTTTTGCTAAACACGCTCCTTTTAAAAAACATGCCA